GTGGATCATGTGCCATAAGCAGTTCGAAAAACTCCTCTCGACTTGTTGCAGCGACGATATCATGCCATCCAGTTGATCGGACAACACGATCGCTCTGTTCTGGTCGTTCCAGTCCCCCTGCCACAATGTCACCATCTTTGCACGCATAGTCGAAGCCCTCACGTGGTGTAGAGTGCGTAGCTGAAACATTTGGGTGATGATTGTCGACATCAAAGATGCTGGTACGACGAGATCTGAATTTCCTGCCGAAGTCGACAAAAGCGTGTAGATGAGTTCCACCATCAGCATGGGCTTCTCGTGCGACGATGCATTCTCCTCGAAGTTCTCCAAGGTGGTCGCTAACTTTCCAGGGGTCGAGTTCCCCGCACTGAGAATAGGTGAGTAGGAAGTAGCGGGCATTGCAGTGGAATGTCATATGACTAAGCTGTGTCCTGTTGAGCGTATAAAATTTACTCAACAGGACATGGGACACGGGTCACAGCTATAAATACCCGTGTCCCCCCTACTCACATGTCAGAGAATCCTGAGGCGGCATTGCAATTATGGCTTATGGTTCTCGTTACCGAGGTTATCGGCGTCGCCGACGCATGTTCTCCCGTTCACGTGCTAGACGTGGTAATGGTCGTCGGTATTTCCGGGCTCCGCGGAGACGTGTCTATCGGCGTCGCCGAACACGTCGATCAGTCCTGAATGTTTCCACTCGGAAATTGAAGGATACTATGCCCCCTGTCGTTATTACGGAAGGTGGCTTTGCAGGCACCCCTGGCGTCCCCTATCGAATGACTGGTCAGCTGGAGTACACGTTTGCGTTCTGTCCCTCGGCTCGTGACTCTCACCGCACTACGGCAACTGACTTCCCTGTGGGTCAGCGGGGTATGTATCAGAGGTCGTTGACTGACGTCTACGCCCGTGGATACAAGGAAATTGTCTCGCTTGCGTCGAATAGTGGAGCGAACTGGCTATGGAGAAGGCTGGTTGTCAGCCTGAAGAATCCAATTTGGAAGCTCTTCCCTAGTTTGACTGTACAGCGCGAAATTCCTCTTGACAGTGACCGGGCATCCGGTCAGGTCCGAACGATGTACAACATCGGTCCTACCCCCGAAGGTGAGACCGAGTTGGCGCAGGATGTGTATCGCGTCATTTTCGAGGGAACGCTTGATCTAGACTGGCATAATGTGTTTAATGCCAAACCGGATAAGAGGTTTGTCCGGGTACGATCAGATCGCACAATGAGATTGCGTACTACGAATGATGAGGCCTATCTCAACAACTATCAGTTTTGGGATGGTGTCAATGCGAATATGCACTATAACGAAAAAGAGTCGGGGTCTGATATCAAAATGGACCCGGATTTGGAGTCTAATGAAAATACTCTGTCGAAGTTTTCAGCTGAAGGTCTGTCGGGTGCTGGAGATCTGTGGGTGTTTGATTTCTTCTCCTGCGGTAGCAAAGACGCTGCGGATGAGCTTAGGTTTCAGCCTAATGGGACTTTCTTTTGGCACGAAAGGTAGTTATTCAATTTCCCAAGCTATGGGTGTGTCTACATAAATAAACAAACAATTCGCGTTTAACCAATCATAATCTGCTCCGTGTTCCTCTCGTGGATCCTTGTTAGATATCCATATGGCGGGTCGTCCCCAGTGGACGAGTTTCTTGCCCTTGTATTTGTCTGTGGCGTAGAACTGACCTTGATGACCAAGCCACCATTTGTATTGTGGAAAGAACGGAATCCCTCCGTTGAGGTCATCAAAAATCGCGTAGTCGACGTTGTCTGTCTCTTCTTGCAGTGAAAACAAGCCGCCGAAATACGCGTGAGAGCCAAGGCTTCTTGCCCAGAGTGTCTTGCCCATCCTCGATGGACCATACAACACTAGGCTCTGACCTCTCCTCCCACGACCTATACACGGGTTAGGTATCCTGGCCGCCCCACGGGTTAGGGTTAGGGTTAGGGTTAGGGTTAGGGTTCGTCACTACCCCCACCTCTGACTACTTCCAATCGGGGCTCGCGGCTTAGCGAGTCCCTGGGGTGATTACTTACGTACGTGTGCAGGTTGAATCGCCCTGTGTGGCCATTCCTCAAGTTCAGGAAACGCTGATGCATCAATAACCACGGAGTCTGGGGATCGATACGGCTCTGGATCTTCGCGATAGCGCCAGTCGGCATATTTGCTGAGCTGGGCAAAGCAGGTACATAGAGTTCGTGGATCATGTGCCATAAGCAGTTCGAAAAACTCCTCTCGACTTGTTGCAGCGACGATATCATGCCATCCAGTTGATCGGACAACACGATCGCTCTGTTCTGGTCGTTCCAGTCCCCCTGCCACAATGTCACCATCTTTGCACG